AGAGCGCAGGTACGCATAGCTCAGGTCCGCAGAGCGCAGGTACGCATAGCTCAGGTCCGCAGAGCGCAGGTCCGCAGAGCGCAGGTACGCAGAGCTCAGGTCCGCCCGCTCGCCACCATCTTCGCTTCTGATCCATTTACCGTGTTTATCAAGAATCTCTTTTAATTCTGCTTCGCTGATTGTTCTCAAGTGGTTACCTCTTAAAAATTGCTTCAGTTAATGATTTTGCCCCAAACTGTTTTAATGCGTCCTCCAAGCCGTTCTCTGAGACATGCTGTGAAAGACTGTCTGAGAGCTTCAGCATTGCCTCCGTGTCAGCCACAGACTTCCTAGCAAGCCTCTCCCCACGGGCAGCTCCGTCGAAGTCAAAGCGCGGATCGTTGGCCAAGATAATTCTCTCCACAAGTTTTCGAAACCACGACTCCTCGAAGTCTTTCACTCGCTCAAAGATAAGCTGCATTTTTGTTGGCGAAGAGAAGTGCTGAGGAAAAACCTCAATAAGCCTTGTCACCTGTTTTTTAAACTCGACCTCTGTCATGAGCCGCTCTTTCCGAAGACCTTATCCCAATCGATGTTGCTTCCTGGTTGACCCTTGATCGTTACGACGTGCTTAACCCATCCACGCTCAAACCAGGACGAGAGAGCCTGACACCAGCCCCGCATTGTCTTTGGCCTCTTGATGGAATTGTTTTCGTAGTAGTTAAAAGCCTTCAGGAGCTCTCGGTTAAGGAAGGCCTCATCGGGATAGAGCTGCCCCCATCGCTCAAGGGTTTTTCTTGGAACTGCGCTGATAAGCGCTACTTCGTTTTTGAAAACAACAAGGCCTCTGGGTTCAGCCGCCACCAGAGCGGTTTCAACCGCGACGGTGGAAGAAGAGTCTTGTTCTGTTCTTATCTTCTCTGTTTCTATTCTATTCTTTTCTAGGCGCGATTCTGGCGTTACTTGCGCGCGACGCTGGCGCGATTTCTTTGAGTCATAATCGAGTAAATCCAAGAGGATAGGCATTTCAATTCTGACTTCGTTCTCTGATTCACTGAATTTTAAAAGATTGCATTCCTGAGATATTCCCAGAACCCGCCTGGCCGATTTCCATTTCATTCTCAGCCCGTTCTGGATTACGGCCCGGTGGAAACTGAAAATGCAGTCAGAATCGGCCAGCTGGTTATCGGAATGTCGCTCCAGCTTTTCGGCACACATTTCCATCAAGATATAGTAGGCCAAGCCCGCATGGCCCATCTCATCCATTAGCCGTTGAATTGATCTCCCCCTGTGATTATCTGTAAAATGCTTAAACCACTTCATTTCCGAATCCTTTCGAAAATTGTTTTGCCCGTGGGTCGCCGTAAATGTGATGAACAGAAATCCAATATTTCTGGTTCCGCGGTTAGCCATTCTCCACGAGGTCTCAATCGGTACAGCTGGAACTCACTCAAAATTTGCCGTTCAAGTCGAGCCGCATCTTCTTTGCTTGGCAAAGTCACATAACCCAGAAGCTCGAGCCTTTTCTCAACCACACGACAGAGCGTCTGGAGCCTTAAGGTTATGTTCCAGGTATGGCCAACCTTCAAAAGAGACTCCCCCTCAATTGTTGATGCTAGATAAACATGATGCTCCACGAAGCCCCTCCCCAGGTGCTGGTCCAATTATGTGCGCTCAAGTTGTTTTCAGTTGCTGCCGATGATAGGCTTGAAATACTGGTCGAAGGCTCTTTAAGAGCGAGATGAGATCGAACTAAATGTAGGTGTGGCCGTACCCCAATTTTACCGCCACCTACCCCTGCATTTGTCTGCTTTTTGCTGCATGTATGTGCACTAATATGATATTCTAAATAGCTGCGATTTTCAGAGGATTCCCCTGTGAATACAGCGAGATAAATTGGTCTGCGCGACTGGATTTGAACCAGCGACCTCTTGCACCCCAAGCCTGTCCCAAACGAGCTATTTTCAGAGACAGATTGGTCTAGTAAAATAGGCCTTACCGCCACGTTTACCGCCACGTACATCACGGTCCAACCTTCACAAGATTAGCCACTCTCACAGTATCCTCATGAGAAAAATGTAAGTAAGTGCGCTGCGCCTCTTCCAAAGAAAGACCGGCATAATGGCAGATGAGCGCTGGATTGACCGAACTCTTAAAGGCTTGCGTCAAGAAGCTGTGGCGTAGGTCGTGGAACCTTCCAGCAACGCCAGCTGCCCTCCGACATGAGTTCCATGCCGATTTGTTGCCACCTTTGCCTACAGACCGCGATGGATCCGCCGGGCTAGGAAAGACCCATTCCGAGACATGCTCCTCGTGACGGCCCGATAAACGATAAAAAACCTCATCGCTCATTCCAAAGGTTCTGGCCTTTCTGATCTTAGTCTTGTAGGCCGGCAAATGAATCGCGCGTTTGGACCAATCAATCTGGGTCCACTCAAGGGATAAGATCTCACCGATGCGCATGCCCATGGTGTAGGCCATCAGAATTTGAAGGGCCAAATCATCGCCTGCGCTATAGAGAAGCTTGTCGATTTCTTCAGGAGTAAAGGTTTTGCCAACAGTGATTTCAGGATCCACGTCCTCAAGCTTTGGAAGCTTTTCAATAAAGCCCTCCCGATGGCACCAGTGCAAAAACATAGAAAGATATTTGCGGTCATTGAAGAACTTCCTATCTGGGCTGACCTGCCTCTTTTTAGCGACATATCTAAGCCACTCAGAATCAGTGACCTCATCTAATATCATCCCACCGAAATATTCTTTAAGGTGCTTCTCCCATTGGTTTGTCATTGAGTCGACCGTGGCTTTTGATTTGATTTTCTTAAGTTCTAAGAACTCAGGAAATTTATCCTCTACAAGCTTAACGCTTGATTGAAACTTGGCCTTGATACCAAGAAACTTTGCTATTTCCAGATCTCGCCTAACCCTTGCCTCTGGAACATTGTTGGTCTTTAACGAGCGCTCAAGACGACCTTTACCCGTCCGATAGAATCGCACCCAGATGACACTCTTTCCATGAGGACGGCACAGATTTTTATTCTGATCACCGTTGATCTTCTCAAACTTCATGACACTGCTTTTTTCTTAATCCATTTATTGAGATCTTCAATGTCAAACAAGAGAAGCTTTCCAGGCTTATAGGCCCGAAGATTTTTTCTCGAGATTTCTTCTTTCATGTGTCTCTCGGAAACATGGCAATACTCCGAAGCCTCTTTTAAATTCATATACGCAATTTTCTTTTCTGCGCTCATCTCAGTCCCCTTAAAATTTTTCTTAAATGCTCAGCCATTCCCCATGCTTCGATTGAATCAAAATACATTATCGAATGATGGAGCACGATTTGGTAGTCCGTTAGCTCTTTCATAATCCCCCCAGTCTTTTCCATTGATCCCCAAATTCAATACCAACTTTTTTCAACATTTGATCCATATCCGAAATAAACTCTGGCACGGCTTCGTTGAGTGTCGCCTGCATTTTCTCATCTCTAGCAACGGTGATTCGTTTCATCGGACTTTTTTTCATTCGAGGGTCATACATCACAAAATCCCACTCATCAGCGCCGGTCACCCTCATATTAAATTGATTCTGCCACTGCCACTCAGGCTTAATTTTTTCTGATACCAGAAACTTAACATAGTTCGCCGAATCCCATGGGCACTTGATCTCTGCACCTTTTGGGACTTCCAAAAGCCCATCTGGCGAGCAGCCCTCACGATAAGAGTCATCCTTGAAGACAAAGAGAACTTGGTTCATCTTGTGGCCAGTCTCAAATTCATAAGAAGATCTTGCCGCATCCTCGTGGGCCTTACCCCACTCAAGCTGCTTAAAGTTCATCTCTTCAATGGCACCAGTTGAGATTTCAGAGATGAGGTCGCACATATATGAAAGTCTTGTCTCAGATGTCTTGTTGGCGACAAGCTTTGAGGCGTTACTAGCTGAGATTACTCCAAGCTTAAGCTCAAGCCATCGTCCAGATCCCTGCTGAGCATCTCGAACCGTAAGGCCGAACTTCCTCTCAAAGGCTTCTAAATTTTCATTTATATTAGCCAGCGTTTTCACTGATCACCACCTTCTTTTTCTTTGTATCAACCCACAGATCTAGCATGGTAAGCGCCTGTGAAATTTCGGTGTCAGTTAAATCTTCGAGCTTCTCAATTTTCCGTTTGGTTGTTCTGTTTAAGTGCTCGATATAGGCAGGCTCTTGTCTTTCCAAAAATATCAAATCCTCTCGCATCTTTTTAAATGCAAGCTCGCGCTTTCCTTCGGCGGCGGGCACTGGCGCGGCAATCTCAAGGGGCTCGAAATCATTTGTAATCTGAATTGCCTTCTCAAAACGGTCGTCAGTCTTTGTGCTGCTTTTTGGCCAACTCTTGTAAGCACTGCGAATTACCGCTTTCTTGATCATTTCTTCAGTGTCTGTTTTCCATGGAGTAGACTTCGAATTGTCCTTTGTAAACGCAATATATGACTCCGAACGATCCCGTATTTCGAAAATTCTCTCATTGTTCATATGGTTTAAAATAAACTCGTCATCGTGGGTTTTTGCTAAACAATAGGTTCCAAGTATCTCGCCACGATCACCGAATGGTTCGCATTTATGAAGTGGCTCACGATTAACCCCATTAAATACGAAAATATCTTTTTCCCTCACGATCTCGGCCCCTGCCCATTTTATGGCTCCTGCGGCGATTCCTAGGCTTATATAGCCAAGATAGGAGATGTCGAGACAGACCTTTCCTTTTCGTGGAATTAAGTAAGCAAGCTTCATCAGCGGGTTTAGGGTTAATCCAATCGCTGCAACATTAATTACAGCGTTCCGCAGAGAATCTTGATCACCCATTGCGACCTGCATGAGATATGAATTTGAGTTCAAAATCTGCATTGCGAACGCTGCTTCTCTCTTGAAGTTCACAGCACCGTGAATTTTTGCGAGCTCATTAAAGTCAGTCTCAGTTTGATATATAACCTGTCTTACATTGTCAGCACGCTGAATATTGCTCATGCGCAATCCTCATCTCTTTCGGGAAATTTAAGGCTGTACTCAATTTCAGCGAGCTCTGACTCAACAAAATCAGCCAGAACTTTTTTGAAATGATTTGAAATTTTGTCTAGATCGACAGGCTCAAAATCCATCGCTGAATGATTATAGGCCTTTGCAAGAATGATTTTGCCCTCGCGGGTAAACTCCACCTGTACGTCATCGTCCATGACCCAAATGCCGTCTTTGGTGAGGGTCTTCGCCTGCATAAATCGTGTATATGTCTGCATAAAACCGTCCCTTTCGGTGTCGAACTTCAATACAAGGCCTGTAACCTTTGCCCTCCGGGCTGATTCGAGAAGTCTTGATCCAAAATTGTGTTAGCTTGCGCCCTAAGAGGCTCTCCCTCTTACCCTGCCAGGCAGGGGGAATAGATCATCCTCTTTAAGATTTGTGGCCGAACACAAAGCATTGCGAGTGCTCTGGTTAGGCGCGCTCAAATATTTGCCACGCCTCATTCTATCGAGAGTGTAGAATGAGAGGCCCGTCTCACTCATGAGATCGGCCATACCGTTCTTGTCGATGTACTTGTCTAGAGTTTCCGAGTTCACAGTGCGCTTCATAAGAACAATATATCGCTTAAAGCGACAAATGTCCAGCAAAATTGTCGGTTAAGCTGCCTATATAAATGACGTTGCGCAAGGATTAGCATTAAACCATGAAAAACATTAAGGAAATGTTGGATCCAAAGAAACTCGAGTTGACCAGGTTGGTCGGCGAAAGGGTTAAATTCGCCCGTAAGGCGTTGAAATTGGATCAAAAGACTTTAGCTAAAAGAGCTAAAGTGTCGCTTACAACGATAAATCGATTGGAGCGAGGCCACCAACTTCCTCACCCCACCAACTTGGAATCCATATTGTCTGCGTTGGGCCTCGATCTAAATAGTATGAGCTCCCAAATGAAATCGTCTGAAAAAATCGATTCCCGATCAGGTCTCGTCACCCGGCTCGTGGATATCATCCCCTCCCTTAATGAGAAACAACTTAGGTCTGTCTTGGGGTACATTGATGATCTTTTCGAAGCTGACCGCACCGTCAAGAGTAAGATCTCGGTTTGAATTTTGGTCAAGATCCTCGTCTATGTCCTTCACTATTGTGTAGGCCTCAAATAGCAACTTTCTAAGTCTCTTGAGTGGCATCGGACCTGCCTTTTGACAACTATCGGTTAAGTGCTGCCCAGCTTAAGGAAATTTTAAGCATATTACTTAAATAACCAAACCTTAAGATTCGCGTATCAACATGATAATGTTTAGCTGAGGACTTAAGTCCTAGATAAAGCCACCGATAAAGTATGTATGAAAACACTTTTAATAATGACTGTGGCTTTGGGTCTTTCCGGCTGTGCAATGCTTGACCAGATAAATAAAAATACCCAGAAACGGAATGCCGATAGGCGCGCAATGGCATTGGCTCAGCAAGAAGAGGAGGAGCGGCAAGAAGCCGAGGAAAAAGCGGAAGCCGAAGCGCTCGATAAAAGAAGAGACGCTGCCTTAAATATTGGGACCAAAATAAGCGATTTTGTTTCGGCCTTCGGTAAGCCGACAAATTTGGCAGTCAGTAAAAACATGGAGGTCCTCTATTACGACCTTGGTCCAAAATCATACAAATTCTTTTTCGAAAAAAAAGCACTGACAGGGTGGGAACCTGATTACGACCGAGAAAATCAACGAAGGAACGCCCGACATCAAGCAGAGATGGAGAGAACAGAGCAACAACGCCTAATAAATGAGGCGGATGCCGCCAGAAGCGCTGCCTGGCAAAATCTTGGAAATCAGCTCAATCACATGAACACACAAAACAAGCTGGATAGAATAGAGTCGAATCAGAGGCAGTCCGAATATAATAGAAAATAGCCCGCCCCTGACCTCTAATCCATCTGAAGACCGCTTGAGTTTCCTAGCGGTCTTGCTAAAACCTCGAATCCCACCCATTTGCCCTCTATAAATCGCATGATCGTGCCTCTGGCAAATTCATCGCAGTATTCTAAGTTCATTGTGACGACTTTATCCTCGAATTGAGAATCTCTTTCTAGGCTAGACTTCAAACTTTGTAGAATATCTTTCGGGGCCATATCACCTCCAAAATGACTTCAAATAAATCATCTCACAATGCCGCGCCATTTAAAACAGAAAATATTTTCAGTCTGCATTCGTGCGCTCCGATGCGCATCAATGTCGACTAGTGCGTGTGATCTCAAAACCAAAAACTAGCTCAATAATTATCTTTGACAGAAATTCACCAAACCCATCGAATTGGCATAATTGATATGAATGAAACAATTATTTATTCCGCAATTTTTATTCTGCTGATCTCAAACGTGATTTTTGCCGTTCTCTATTTCCGAGAAATTCGCAAAAAGTCGAAAACTCCAAAGGATAGCTTCGAGGTCAATGCTCTGCTGGAGGATCTTCTTCGTGGCGAAGCGGTCATCAAATGCACCAGAATAGTTCCAAACGACATCTTCTTAAGGTCTCCACGTCATGGCAGAGTCTAAAAAAGCCCTTGTCATAGGCGGCACTGGCTCCCTTGGCTCAGAGCTCCTCAATCAACTTTCTGGATATGAAATAACCTCACTCAGTCGCGACGAGCAAAAACAGCAATCAATGAAGAAGATCTATCCCAACGTCCGATTCGTTTTAGGCGATATCCGCGACAAGGATTCGATCTCAAGGCATTTCATCGGAAAGGACGTTGTCTTTCACGTCGCAGCTCTTAAGCACGTCGACCACATCGAAGAAAACCCTATTGAGTCGGTTAAGACCAATATCCTCGGCTCAATCAATGTCGCTGAATGCGCGATCAATCACAAGGTGCCTAGATGCATCTTTAGCTCAACCGACAAGGCTGTTGATGCCATCAACGTCTATGGAAACTGTAAAGCAATCAGCGAAAAAATCTTCTTTGACTACAATCGAACTCAGTCGGTCACTAGATTCGCGGTCTATCGCTGGGGGAATGTTGCCGCAAGCAATGGCTCTGCCATCCCATATTTCATAGAGTGCCTACATTCTGGAAAGCCGGTGCCAATCACTGATCCAGCGATGACCAGATTTTGGATCACCATTGATATGGCGGTCAGATACATGCTCAAGTCATTCAATGCTGAGGAAACATCAGATCAAGTGATGATTCCCCCAACCATGAAGTCGGCCAAGGTTGTTGATGTTCTCGACTGTCTAGCAAGCCTTTTAGATGTCAAAAAATACAAAACAAAAATCATCGGTGTCAGGCGAGGCGAAAAACTCCATGAGTGCCTCACCTCAATGCACTCATCAAACTACGTGGCCTCGGACAACTGCGAAAAATACACAACTGCAGAGCTTAAACTTTTTCTAAAACCCCTAGTCGTTAAGGAGCAGCGCAAATGGCAATACTCATCATCGGCGCAAAAGGCAGCATGGGCCAAAGATACCGAGCTATCCTTAAATCCCTAGAAGAGGACTTTTTGGGGGTGGACATCGATACCTCAGAACCTATGGTCATGCAAATGGCGGCAGATGCCGAGCGGATCATCCTTTGTACGCCGACCGAAAACCATTTCCAGTATTTGCAGAACCTAATTCCGCTCCAAAAGCCCATCCTTTGCGAAAAGCCAATCACAAAGAAACTCAGCGAGCTTGAGAAAGTCCTATCAACTGTTGAGAACCATAAAACTCCATTTTCTATGACGTTTCAATACAGTGAGCTCGTAAATCCTCTCAGCGAAGGCCCAAGTCTCTATAGGTTTTTCAGGTCCGGGAAAGATGGGCTTGTCTGGGACTGCCTTCAAATCATTGGCCTTGCCAAGGGTGAGATTCAGCTCAGCAACGACTCGCCAGTCTGGCGATGTGTTCTCAACGGCACCGAGCTCAACCTCGGGCAAATGGATTTCGCCTATTTAAACTTCGTTCGCAAGTGGACCGAAGGTCGAATCTACCAATCCCCTGAGATGCTATTTAAAATCCATGAAAAAACAGAACGGATGCACCATGAACTTGGCCTACAGTCCAACTGAGACCATCAAGATTCTCATCGCAATCCAGGCGCGAAGTAATTCCACAAGGTTTCCCCAGAAGATCTTTCAAACCGTGGGGAAGAAAATGGTCCTGCAGCACGTGATCGATCAAGCCTTGTCAGCTAAGCACTACGCCGAGCGCCCGAATCGAAAAGTAAACATGAAATGCGACGTCGCAGTCCTTCACCCCGACGATGACATTCAGATCATGACGCTTTTCAAAGGAAAAGGCGCCATTCTTATCGGTGGCAGTGAGTCCGACGTCCTTTCTAGGTTTGTGAAAGCTCAAAAGCAAACCAATGCTGATTATGTCGTGAGACTCACCTCAGACTGCCCTTTGATTCTTGATTTCATCATTTCGAAGCACATCAACACTGCTGTACTCAATGACTTTGACTACGTTTCAAATGTCGACGAGTCCTGCCGTCTCGTTTTTGATGGCATGGACGCTGAAATCATGTCAAAACGAGCGCTAAACTGGATCGAGGAAAACGCAGAGACGAAAGAGCATAGAGAGCACGTTACAACTCTCATGCGCGAGAGGCGCCCTCCACACCTTAAGCATGGTTTCATTTCCTCAAAGCTCGACTCTTCGGGACTAAAGCTAAGTCTTGATACTCCAGAGGATCTGGAAAGAATAAGGAACTACTATCACGAGCGAGAGTTTAAGATGTCTCTTGCGCTTAAAACCTTCGGCCGAACGAACGTATTTGAAATATGAACTATGGTTGGCACCGGCGATCTATGGACGCCATTCATAACGGGGCACTTACAAACTCAAAAAGACCATCTTGTTTCGTTCAAGGGATTTATCCCACGCACGTAACCAGAGGAGAGGACTGCTTTCTTTATGATGTCGACGGAAAAAGGTACATTGATTTTATTGCTGCTCTTGGGACTAACCTGGTTGGCTATTCAAACCCTCAGCTCAATGAAGCTATTGTAAAACAACTCCAAAAAGGAACTGTCTACTCGCTTTCGTCCACTCTTGAGGTTGAGGCGGCCGAGAAGTTGAAGGAGCTATTCCCCTTCGTTGGAAAGGTCAGATTCTTAAAGACGGGGACTGATGCCGCATCCGCATCTCTCCGAATTGCCATGGCCCATACTGGTCGAAGCAAGGTGTTGTCTCATGGTTACCATGGATGGTCTGACGCCTTTGTTTCGCTTACCCCACCTGGTGTCGGTGTACCACCCCAACCAAATATGCTGACTCTATCTTCATTGGATCAAATTGATGAAACCGTTGCATGCGTGATTGTTGAGCCCGTTATCACAGAACTTACGTCGGACCGAACCCAGTACCTGGCCGCTTTGAAGGAAAAATGCAAACTCAACGGTGCCCTTTTGATTTTTGACGAAATCATCACAGGATTTAGATTTCCAAATTACTCGTATTCAGCATTTAGCGGGGTCCACCCTGACATTATTTTGCTGGGGAAATGCATAGGCGGTGGGCTCCCGCTTTCTGTCGTGGCCACAAAACCAGGGATAGGTGAAGGCAAAGACTGGTTCATCTCGTCGACTTTCGCGGGTGACACGATAGCACTAGCCGGAATGATGAAGCTCATTGAGCTACTAAAGAACAAATTTAGCCTCCAGACACTTTGGGAGTTTGGAGCTAGGTTTCAGCAAGAGTTTAATGCTATCGCACCAGAGATAATTAAAATTGATGGCTACCCGACCAGGGGCGTGTTCGTCGCATCTCAATTAAATAAGGGCCTTTTCTTTCAAGAGGCTTGCCGGGCGGGGATGATCTTCGGTCCATCATTCTTTTATAACTTCTCCCACATAAAAATGAACGAAATTGTTTTGAGCTCATGCACTGACATAATTACCAGAATTAAGAATAAACAGGTGACTCTTGAGGGAGAACTCCCAAAGGCGCCATTTGCTCAGCAGGTTAGAGAGGCAAAATGACAAGAAATGAAATTCTAAAAGCACATCTAAATAAAATCAGAGACCTAAAAACAGAAATGAAGCTCATCCAAGATAGGTGGATTGCCTATAACAAGCACTTCAATGAATGGCTCCAGGAAGAGCTTGGCGTAAAAGACATGCAGGGTGAGTTGCATTTGACTGAGATTTTGAAAAGGTGGGATGACAAAAGTGATCAAACACCCCTCTCTTGATTTATCGCTTGATACAATAAAGCACTCTCATCGCGATCAGCTGCTCACCTGGAGAAATAACCCAGAAATTTTCAAATGGTGCAGGCAAAACGACCTTCTCACCGATGAAAATCACAAGCGCTGGTTTGATGAAATCTCCGTGAGCACGAAAATCAAGATGTTCTCAATTTATGAGAGTGACGTCATGGTCGGCGTATGCGGGCTCACTGACATTGATTTAATAAATCAGCGTGCTGAGTTCTCGCTCTACATTGGACCAGAGTTTCAAGGTCAGGGGATCGGCAAGGATGCCCTTCAACTCCTCTGCCTGCATGGGTTTAGCGCCTATCCTCTCAATGTCATCTGGGGAGAGTCGTATGCCGGAAATCCAGCGATTAAGATGTTTCAGAAGATTGGCTTCAAAGAAGAAGGTGTGAGGCGTGATTTCTATTTCCGAAATGGATGTCATATAGATGCGGTTCTTTTTTCGATCAAGAGAGATGAGTTTGTTTTATGACCGTCATGATCATAATTATTTTCATCAACACTGCCGTCATCTTGCTTCAGTCGTATGTAATCTATAGGCTAACAATGCCAGCGGAATCAGTGCCAACTAATAGGCCATTTCAGCCATCACTAAAACCATGGACTAAGAAAGAAAAGCGAAAACCCAAAGCCAACGATGATTCAGCGGCTTGGCGAAAAGAAAACAACATTGAATAATGGAGGACAGTATGGCGAAGAAAAAAGCTACAAAAAAGAAAACTGCAAAACGAACTAAAAAATAAATTCAAGGGGCCCCTTTGTGGCATAGCCCAGGGGCCCACATTTTTATGGCTTATAATCTGACGGCCATCTGTACGATAGAACCTTAGTATGGTGAAATTTCTGGACGCAGACAGAGTCTTTCTGATTTCCACCCAAAACATCGATAGTGATGGTGCCACTTCGTAAATAAAAACCCACATGCCCATGTGCGGGATCGTTCCCCCTAGCTAAAACCACGATGCAGCCTGGACGCGGTTCATCTAGCTCGTTCCCCCAATCCAAATAGCTTTTTGCGGCGGCCGACCCTGTCGACTTTATTCCTGCTGTTTCAAGCACCCATGAGACAAAAGCTGCGCACCAGGGATCAATTGAATCCTCTCTAAATGGATACTTCGTGACCGAGAAATATTTTTGGATCTGAGGATTGGTCAGAGGTCCCAGTTCCTCAGTTTCTCCAAGCTCTTCATACGCAAGTTCTAGCCATGGGGGCATCATTGGTAAAATTCCGTCACTTCTAGGTATCCAGAACCGCCAGCGCCACCAACCGCTGCACCAGCTCCCGCACTTCCAGCGGCACCAACAGCATAAGAAGCGCTGCCACTTAGCGCTGACAAAGTTGCACCTGAAACAATAATGTTCATATATGCGCCCGCACCGCCGCCAGAGCCTGGCGCCACTCCAGTGCCACCTTCGCCGCCGCCGCCGCCAGCGCCAGTATTATCTTCGCCAGCTTGCCCGGCTCCAGAAGTAGTATTCAAAGTTTGCCCAGCGCCGCCTAGGGCATTTGCGCCACCAGGTGCACCTGGTGCGTTCACCCCTGTTCCACCCGGAACATTAGTAACACCTCGACCGCCGTGAATAGCTATGCCCGCATATCCTGAACCAAGAGTTGCTGCTCCCCCTGGGCCTCCATCGGAACCTGCAGCACCGCCACCAGTACCTCCAGCAGCAGTATTTGTATCAAAAGTTGAATTGCCGCCGTTGCCGCCAGCTCCTGCTCCAGAGCCTGCGCCGCCGCCGCCACCACCACCGCCAGCTAAAATTATTTTTACATAAAGTGGTGAGCCGGTGAACGAATGTGTCCCGCTTGCTCCACCGGTTGTATATCTGGTGACCTTCGGTGGCGTGAAAGAGGTCCATGCGGCAACACCGCTGCCAGAGTTCGACATATATTGTCCAGCCGATCCAGCACTCACCGGAAGTGTGAACGTCCATGTCGCGGACATCGAACTAGACCCTTTAATGTTCACCGTCTGCGAGTTAGCGCCAAAGTACAAAGCCCTGAGCCCTAAAAGCGATGAGCCAATGTCATAGGTGTTCGTCGTCTTAATTGGCAGACTTGAGGCCATCGAGCCCGTGAAGGTAATATCGTCGCTGCTCGCATTCCCGAGAGTCGTATTGCCGCTGACGGAAAAGTTTCCGCCAACCGTGAGAGCGTTGATCGATAGATCCTTGGTTCCATCACTCAAGCCGTTGATGATATCGGTAAAGTTTTGGTTTACCTGGGTCAAAGTTGTTACTACCCTTTCGGGCGGAGAAACCTCTTCGGATTTCTCTCTCGGATTTTCTTTCTATATTCCGAGTTCAGACTATCGCATCCCATTTCTGGGTCCTCTCACTTAGTCGTTCACGGTGCTTTCGCTTCCGCCCTGTCACCCTGTCGGGCTTCCAAGCCAATCAGAGAGGATTTATAGACACCTACCTTTAAGCGTCTGCTGTAGTGCTGTTCGAAAACGTATAAGTAACTGCTATTGCAGCCATTTTATCTCCTTGGCCCGTTATTATCGGGCAAAAGTTTTGTCCATCGGACGTTGTTAATAATAGCCCCAACAGCGGATCTGGAGACTTGAAATTTTTCGGCTATTTGCCTATGGAAAAGCCCTGTTTTTGAGAGACTTATTATCTCCAAAACATCACTTTCACTTAGCTTTGCCATTCCATTGCGAGACCCAGAGGCTGTTCTTTTCTTTCTTTGGCAATCGTGCATGTTCTCTTTTTGAGTTCCTAAAAACAAGTGATCTGGATTAACGCATGATGGATTGTCACATTTATGACAGACAAATAATTTCTTAGGGTCGGTCTTGTGAAAGATTATAAAAGAAGCCCTAGACGCACGGTATGTTTTCATTTTATATCCAACACGACCATATCCATAGAAATCAATGTTTCCGCCCCATAGCCAACATTCAGACTTATGGTCGACTCTCACATATTTCATGAATCTTTGTTCAAATGTTTCTTCTTTATTCCATGATTTTTTCATAATTATCCATTTATCATAAATAAAATTACTTCACCATGTTCTTTAGCTGATCCATTCTCCTAGAGAGTGCAGTATCAAAACTCGACTCCTGATTAAAAACCCCAGCCATATCTTTGGCCTTTTTCTGGTCAAGATCCTTCACCGGAGTTTTGGTTTTAGGCTCTTCATAGGAAAAGTTACTTTTAATTTTATCGAACATTGAATCTGCCATTTATCGTCCTTCATTCTGTTGGTTAGCCATTCGTTCCATTCTTCGAGACAATGCGTTCTCGCCTGGCCGCTGCTGGCTAGCCACCTGGCTAAGGGCTGAAAGTCCTTGAGGTGTGTTCAGATACCGAACCGCCTGCACTAGACCTTGCTCTGTCATTTCTACCGGCTTACCTAGAACTGCAGATATCATTTGGCTTGAGATCCGGCCTGTATCGATCGCAGCTTTTAGCGCCGCCGGCGAAGTAAGAGCTCCACCGATGGCGGCTCCAAGAGGCCCTCCAATCATCGTGCCCGCCCCTGCGCCCGTCATCATTCTTGCCACTGCTTTTCCAGTAGTATCCTGAGGAAGGAGCTGGGGGTTTGCAAATGTTCGCATAGCAGATAGCTTTTGGGCCTGCTCAAGCATGTCTGAGCCAGTAGCTTTTCCTAAATTGGCAAGTCCTGTGGCATTTCTCGTGTTGCCACCACTACCCGCTGCTAACAGTGCAGCTTCTGGCTTTCCGACATTCAAAATATTTCTATTGAGCCCATCGGTGATTTCATAGAGTTTTGCTAGTTGATTATTTGCTGAAGCAACGACCGGTTCTGCCTCATTTACTAACTTTCTTGCTATGGCAGCGCCTGATTTTGCTGCTTTTGCTGCTTCAGTCCCTAAAGATGCTGGGTCAGATGAGAAGCCATATGCCGATGATGCTCGGTCCTGAAGAAACGTCTTAATATCGTGAGCATCAGAGATTTTGATTTTTCCATTTTTAGAAAGTGCGCCGATCTTTTCTGCCAGATCATCAATTTGAGCAATTTCTTTTGTATATAGCGTGGGATTGATCTTGCTTTTCTGCGAAGCGATGGCCTGTAAAATAGGCTCAGCGTCAACAACCTTGTCGCTTGATTTAAGCGCTGTTGAAATTTCTGAATTTAGGTTTGATCTAGTTTTCTGTATGGCATTTGAGAACTTTTGCCTTACCTGGTCAGCCGCTTCGGCAACATTGCCATCTGATGACTTTGCCATGAGCATTATTTCTTTAGCATTCTTAGCATAGGTCTTGATATCACCTTCTGAGACTCCAGTTAGCGCTGAGCCGACTTTTGCAGCGGTATTTCCTGCCTTTTCAGAAACTGCTGAACCCACTCTCGCAAGGCCAGCCTTGACGGATGGCGCTACGGCGCTAACACCTGCTCCAATAGCCTTCGCAGCACCATAGCCACCAACCCCGTAAGCCAGCCCTTCGCCAAATTTTCCCGCAGCATCTTTTATGTCTTCGCCCTCGCTGACGGCCCTTCCCGCGCCTTGAGCGGCCCCCAGAGCGGCAGCGCCTTTCAGTCCCTTAAGAGCGACCAACGGAGACGTGAGAACGTTTCCTGCGATATCTCCCGCCATCACATATCCAGGCCTGTCGGCTCGCGCCTGGTCTTCTTGGGCGATGGCATCCTTCCGACCTTCTTCATAAGCTGCGGGAACTGAACTAAGGGATCTTTTGAGCTTGTCAGCAAGGCTCTCGCCTTTAACATCCATTTGCATGTTGCCAACCAACGAGCCAAGTCCTGCGCCCGCACCAGCTATGGCGGGACGAAAACCAAAGGTAGCCCCTCGCTCAAGACCGATTTTCGCGGCCTCTATTCGGGGCATCTTGTTAGCATCTTCCATGTCCGCTTTGATGTTTGAGCCCGCTATTTTTTCAAGTTCATCGTCACTGAGGGACGATAGATCTCGTGGACTTGATCTCGGCCCTGCCGCTATTTTTTCAAGCTCGTCATCGCTTAAATGAGCCAGATCTTTTGATGCCATTTAGTTTCTTCCTGGTTTTTTGGGTAGCATTGCGCCGATACCTTTTCGACGAATCAACTCGGCTTGTGCATCTTCAGGAGTAATGCCCCCCATTTTTGCCAGGTTCGGATTCTCAGTAGGCGCTGACGTCTGAATCTTTCCAACGTTGTATCCAGCTTGACCAAGCGCTGACGCCTCGGCCCTTTGCTTTTGGGAGAGCATATTCTGAAGAATTGCAATCTTGTCTTTTGCTGCATCTGCGGAGTCGTTTAGATTTGGCAGCATTTGTTTATACCTCTCAATGTCCTGATCCGTCAGCTTGCCTCCCTCCAGAGATTTGCCGATGATCTGCGCATTGGCCTTCATTTGAGCATCAAAGGATTTAGCGCGCTTTCCAGTATCGCCGAACTCTCCACTCGCCATAATGGATGATATCCGACCCTGGATCGGGCCTGATATACTCTGATTCGCCTCAAAAACTTTTCCCGCATCGCCCAACGCCTGGTAAGCGGAGTTGGCGCTTCCGAGGGAAACCGCCTCTGATGCCGGCAGCTTTGATCCGTCGCTGGCAGCTTTGGATTTCAAGCTGAATTCCTGGTTTGCTTTCTTCTTCTCCAGATCAAGTCGTTGCTGTTCCAAGTCTAGACGCTGGGTATCCCGATCGCCCTGCTGGTTGAGTCGCTCTTCATTGAGAGCGTTCTGCTTGGCGAGTAGATCCCTCTTTTCACTTGCATCCTTAATTCCGTAAACAGTGCTTGCAATCGAAAGGCCTTTGATAATCGTATCTAGCGGATCCTCTTGCTTCTCGCGGGCTCGTGGCTGATTTACTGCTACTGCCATCTAAAACCCCTTTCTGTTCACGAGGTAACTAGGGTTTTGAAATTTCAGGGTTTCCATTCGTCTTCCTAGTGTTTCAGTCCCGTAGCCTGCTCCTAAATTCGTGGACTCCTTGGTTCCAAGATAAGAAGGCGTTTGGCTTGCCACTGGCGCTCCATATGCACTATTTAGATTCGTTGACTCTCTTGCGCCAAGAAAGTCCGGCATTTCAGCTGGCTCAGATTCAATCGGAGCTTCGGCTTTGGCTCCAGCTTTTCCGGAAGATATGCCCGCGATCGAGTTACCGATGGATGCAATTTTGACTAAATCTCCCAAGTCGTCTCTTTCTTTTACGCGCTCAGGAGCATATACTTTCACCGGCATGTCACACCTGCTTATTTCTGGCCATATAATCAGCCTGCATGAGTGGTTTTGCGAGCTCTGCTCTTTGTGCTGGATCTTGGACATATTTCAAAGAGTCGATGCTATTCGCGATCTGCATCTGCGGCGATTCTTGAAGGGAGCTCATTCGCCGTTGCATCGGTCCTTCTGATGTTGGAACGGCCTCTGGTCCTGCAGGCTGTTTTTCAGGACCGGCAAGTCCGCCAACCATGCCACCCAGGCTTCCCCCCAAAGCAGCGCCCTGAGGGCCACCGTAGGCAGCTCCAACAGCCATCCCGCCTAATTGCATTAAGCTTCCAAGGCCGCCATCACCAGCCTGTTGTCGCTTGGGAATATTTACACCAACAGCCATTTAAGCCTCCATTGCGGCGAACATTTTCGCCCTCAAAATCATTTTTTTATAAAGTTCGTGTGAAGATTCCAGATTTTCTGTCCCAACTTCGATCGCGAAAGGAACAACGTCCTGCCAAAATAGTCTCTTCCAAATTCTTTCAGAATCTTCTCGCCTGTTTATTGCCTCGACGATTTTTGGCGCATACTCGTAGTAATCCTTAATTTCTTGAGCCCGATCTTTTGTCGCACTCATGTAGGAATCCCGGAATGATCGAGCTAACGTTAGCACCCAACACTCATCGTTCAAGCCCATGACCTCAACACACGCTGTAGTGAGGAAGCATCCACCACCTCCAGCGATAGCTCCCACGACATTTCCAACAGGTCCAAGCGCCGCTCCTCCTGCAAGACCACCGGCGATCGAGCCTGCATTGCTTCCTACTCCACCTACGATGTTTCCTGGAATATCGGTAATCTTTGTAATCAAACTCTTCTCTGGCGTTCTTCCGGCCTCGATCTCAGCCATCCTCTGATTGAATGCAGTCGTGTCCTTATCAAGAGCGAACTGTTGACGAGCCAGATCCAGCTCCGCGAGCTTATTGGTCTGATCTGTGTCAGCAAGTTTTTGCTTAAGAGCCATATCCTTTTCAGCAAGGCTTCCCTGAAACGCCCTCTGCGCCTCAGACTCAGTGGACTGAAACTTCCTCGCCAGATCCGCTTCGGATGATTGAAACTGCCGCCCAACTCCGGCTTCTGCGGACTGGAATGATCTTCCGACGTCTGCCTCGTTCGCCTGCAGTTCTTGTCCGGCAACATCGGTGAGGGATTTACGACCAGCATCCATCGCGGCGTCGCGATTTTTCTGCATCGCTGCGATTTGCGCTCCGGAACCCTGGGCTCCCATCGCTGCAAAACGCCTTTGAATTGCATCGTCTCCTTGTTGGGCTTGAGAATTTACTGCCTGCGCGCCTTCAGCTCTTTTTTGATCAAAGAACTGAGTTCGCATCTTCTTTGTTGCTTCGTCCGGCTGGTATGTCGGTGCCGGAGGTGGCTTAGGTAGGGCTGGAGCTGCCATGTATTACCTCGGTCCTTTTAGGTTATAAGTGAAGTTTTGCCAGTGAACTTTGAATCTCTGGTTCACCATATTTTTATTTGAGAACTTGTATTGAATTCGTTTCCCACGTGCACCTGCAAGTGGTTGTCTAATATCCCTCTGGGTTGATCCCCCACCCCATGTATCTGTTCCCCAGATCATAGAGCCCCAAAGACTTGCCTCAGGATTCAGATCGATGTCATAAAGAGTACCAGATCCTGAGTCGGAGTCCGTGAGGACTGCAAAGCCCATCGAGTAAGCGCCAGCCAAATCGACGAGCAGATTGGTGTAACGAAAATCCTTACTAAAGGACTCATCACCGTCGTAACCTGCAAACTCTTTGGTCCAGAAATACGAGTCAATCGCATTTCCGTTGTCCGCATACACCCCAGGATCTTCCTTAAAGAGAAAGCCAACGGGATCGCTGGATCCGTAATAGAGGGATCCGTTGTAGATCGTAAACTGAGAGGCATTTAAGCCAGACCACGGGGCCCAAGCTTCCTTTTGGTTCTTTGAGAGGTTGTCGATTGAGAAGTCCATCACGTAGACTCGATTATTGGTCGTGTTTCCTGATGCCTTCGTCATCGCAATGTAGGCTTTGTTCTTGTAGACGATCGAAGAAATATTTCCGACGAACGCTTCTTGAATGTCGAACATGTCTGGCTCGATCCTATCGGACTTCAGCTCAGAACCCATGGTCGCACTTGTTAGCAGTGTCGAGCTTGGCTCTGTGGAGTCGCCATCAAGGGCCGCAATGCCAACAAACTTATCGTTTTGCATTGCCGGAAATCCGACCTTCGACATGTAAGAGAAGTTTCCAAAGGGCGAAATCGACGTGTATGAGGACTTGGCCTTAATCACACGCCACTCAGATGGATCAGTCGAGGGCATATAAACCACCCAGATATTTCTCTCGCAGAATACGATCAGAGAATTATCTTGGACTGCGAAGCTTTTTACCAGATCCGTTGCAGTGTCGCCCACAATTTGGAAGTTTGTCGATGACACCGTGTAAGGCTCATTCAGATCGGTGTACCAAACAAAGCTTGGGTTTGCGGTGTCGTTCATGAAGAGGCGATTTTGGTGATATATAATAGTTGAGTAATTTGGCGGCTCACCTTTATCAGAAGGTGCTGGAGCTCCCAGCGACAAGTCAGCCACGTTGTCAGAAAATGTGGTTGTGGTGTTGTCGTTTATGGTCGTGAGCAGAAAGAAACTCGCACCACTTGTTACGGTACGATAGATCCTACGAGCCGACACACCAAAGCTTATCGGCGCAACCGGGAGACTACTGAGTTCGACCCTGGTCCCAGCCACTACGAACGTCGTCGATGCGGTAGACGGATTCCCGAATACGCTTTGTGAGTTCATATAGGCGACTTGGTACTGATATGACCCGCTGGGGCTTCCAGACACGCCAGTGTTGAAACTAATTGTGTTCGACGGTTGAGGGACGCCGTGTCTCGTAAAATTTGTCCCGTTATACTTGTAAGGAGTAGTGCCGCCGTTACCGAAAAACAGATGATTCTCCATCTGTGCAGCTCCAACCCGTGTCCCCATCGTGAAGATACTCTGGGCACTTGGAAGCGTGACCAGAGACGTGCCATTGAGCGTGTAGCCAGTCCCACCATAAAACGCCACCATAGTCTCGGCTGAATTTGTTCCGTGGCGAGTATAAAGGCCGTCGTTTGAAAACGAGCCTACTGATGCGGTGTTGACGCGCTTAAAACCATCTCTGGTTCCCACTGATCCCGCATCAAACACCACGTTCATGCAATCTGGAGACTCATTCTCCTCGATGATGGATTTTTCGTATTTCGAGTTCTTTCCACCGTCAAAGAGCTGTCTCCCTGACGATGGAAATACCTTCTTGTACCTACTCATAGATCGACTCTTCATCCTTTACATGCGCCAATGCGTCTCCTCGACGTTTCTTCCTCGCGAATGCTTTTGCAGTGATCTTGGCTTTTTCCCATCTCGCGAAATATCGGTCGGCGTGATCAAACTCTTTGTCCTTATTTGCCATCTCTCCCACAAGGTAGTTGATAATATCTGAATGGAACTGAGTCGGAATTTCCAGAACTGACGAAATCTGTATCGCCGCTGGCTCATTATATACCCAAATCTTCAGCGTACCAACATCCGAAGGAATCGGACGAAGTGAAACTGTCTCGTCCCAAATAAAATAGAAAGACGGAGTCCCAGTCGAAGCCGTAGATTGATTGAGTCCCGTGATCGCATCGTCCTCACGAAAGTCAATTGGCGTAAGTTTCTTCCCATTGTACGTTATGCGTTTGATTGTCGTCGTGTCTGTCGGATACGCATATTCCTGCTGGCCCGCCACCGTCGACGTCGAATACACGCGTTCGATGAACATTGCCTCACGGTTCATGTCGACACAGGCATCGTAAATGAGCCCCAGAAGCTCTTCGTCGCTCCAGAAGCTGTCACCGATCGCATTGTACTTGTTTCTTGCTGCAGCAATGATACTTGTCGGTGTCATATCTTCCCCTTAACTCCAAATGGTTGAGGCCGCCGGCGCGCATACGTAGCTCGCCGAGCTCCCTGCAACACTCGCCCAGTCCGTGGTATCTCGATCTTTCACATTTGTCGTATCCGATACAAAAACCACTCGCCAATTTCCATTCGTTAGAACTTCGGTCGAAATATCTCCCGCAAGAGCTAACTCACTCACAAGAATCTTCCTGTATTCCTTGCTGATGGTAGTAGCTGGACTAAGCGTGTTCTGAATGACGCGCTCAAGATCAATGACCATCGAGAATGTGCCCTCGCCCCACTTTGCCGTTCCCCACGTCATGGTGTAAGCTGAAAGCGCCTCACCCCATTTTGACGAGGGACTACCACCGAAGAGATTTGTCGAGTTTGTGATCGTCTTTATGAAATTGGCCATTTCTCATCCTTAAGAAACTGTTAGCTGCCAAACCACCGTCAATGTATCACTTGCACTTTTGTTAATTGCGCTTTCTGTGTCTCGTGAAATCAATGTCCCGGCCGAGTTGCTCGTAAAAACCCCGTACTCGGTGATTGCACCGGTCCCGCTGCCGGCACCGAACGTCGCCCGAAGCTGGAGAATCTGGCCACTAATATAGCTTGCCGTTCCCGTACTTCTCGACACCTCAGTTCCGAGTGCGGTATCTGAAACGTTCTCCGCCGTAGCATTGGTGCCGATTGCCACATACTTCGCGGTAAAGGTAGAGGCTGCAGCTACAGCCGAATTTAAAAATGAAGCCATGAATTCTTTGCCAACTGTCGTAACCACGTTTTCACCCTGGCGCCGATCCTTCTCAGCGCCATCTGGTCCGTACAGAGTAACAAAATATCTGCCCTTCATTTTCAAATCTGTCATAACGTCTTCTCTCTCGGTGGTCGGCCAGGCTTTCGCTTTTCTGGCACAGCTTGTTTTTCTAGTTCCGCATCAAGCGCCTCATCTTTGAAAGGCTCAAGCTCTCCGTATTTGGCGGTTACATATGCCTCAAGCTCTGCTTTTGACTGAAACTCTTTGCCGTCAACGTGGCAGACATAGGTCTTCACCAACTCAGGTTTTGCGTCAGCCAGTTCTGGTTCGATCTTAATGCATTTGTAAGAATCTGGGGTTTGCTGCCCCATTGAGTTTTTCTTGATCGGGAAATACTGTCCTTTGAAGAGAACAGCATCCTCATAGTCCATCAAAATGAACTGACCTCCACGGATCGAGACCATTTCGTCTCTGAATTTTTCGTTATGTGTAAGACCATCTGGATGCATGTTGTATACTCGCCACTTCATTTAAAATCCTTTCAATGTTGTTTTTCTTATCAGTCTAAAATTATTAACCGTCGTATCCAAAAATATTGAAGCTCACGCCGCCAGACACCACTCCAGTCAAGACGATTCGACCGGCCTGAAATCCACCCTGAACGTTAATAAATCCGCCGCCCACCCCAACGTTGGAACCGATCTGCATTGTTAGATTGCTCACTGTCGATGTCTGTGGATTTGATGGATTCATCACCTGATAGAATGTCGTCCCGTTGTCAGCCATTGCGTGAATGCCGAACACCGTACCGGTACTCATCGTTCCCACCTGAATTCCATAGAGTGGGAAAATGCGGGAAAAAGCGAAGTTTGATGAAGTAGATGCGCCAGATGCAACCACCACTCTAATCTGTTGATGCATAAGACCTCCTGGCTATCGTGAGCCGTAGACTGTCAAATAGAAGGCATCTCCGCTAGCAGCGTTGCTGACAGTTACGGTGCCAGCGCTGACAGCCATTTTAATGGCTGAAGTCGCCATAGAAAGAGGGGCCAAAGATACCGAAGCGATTCGTGAAAGGCCGGTTGGGATTGTTCCGCTTGCGGCATCGGCAGTAACCACGCAAAATGCGACTGCCTTGTTTCCGAACACTGAATCTTCTTTTGCTACTGTAAAAGCCATTTTAAATCTCCTTTAAAAAAGTAGTTTCTTTTCCTGAACTTTTGGATTGATCGATTGTTCTTTCATTTCTTCGTACATAGTCACTTGCCTTAGAAAATCCCTAAGCGGTAGCTGATGGATGCTTCGAATATTCCCCTCGACATATGCGCCAAGAGTCCCGCCCTCTGAGCAATTGTAATAGATTCCTGGAACCGTAAGGCTTACAAACTCAAACCAGCCCTTGAAGTTGTTGTACGAGCGCCACGTGTAGACCGGAAGTCCGAACACATCACGAACACGCATAACGTTTCCAAGTTTTGCGTCGTATTTCGAATCCCAAGGATGAAATTTTCTGTCGTATGAAAAACAGAAGTCTGCACCAATGAAGCCTACGATACTTGCGCCAAAGAAAGCTTTGGCTATGTAAAGGCAAGCGCCAAGGACATTGCCGCCGTTTGAGACATAGGTATTAAAGATTTCAATGTTATCGACGTATTTTGTGTATTCATCATCAGGCACAGGGGCGTTGAAGAAATACACTTCTCCTTGCCACTTCTCTAAGAGCCTAGGGCTAGTGCCGATGTAGCATAAAAGCTTGCGCTCTTTTGTGAGCGCCCAGTACTCGTCTTCTGACTTTGAGCCACCCTCATACACTTCTTCGACAACAACTTCGCCGGCATCGAGTGACACATAGAAGTCAGCGGGACACCCGATATCTTCCATGAAATGAAAATTGTGAAGACATGATAAAACTGTGACGTCTTTGCGGTGGGCTAGGTCTTTGGCGTTAACCTTCAGGGAGGGGCCGGATCCAGCTATGACGACGGGCCTCTGGTGAGCAAATCCGTAGAGCTTTCCGATCGAGTGATCAGCAAAGCTTTTGAATTTGTCGTGATTTGCTTTCACGTTTTTCTCCCATGTCGGCCGCCAGGAATTTATTGTGGAAACATCATTCTCACAGGCCTGGCCGAACAGCTCCTTTGCAGGCGTCGGCGAATAATCAATATATGGCTGGTACTCAAGCGTCACTTCTGCGGTTCTCATCAAATTCCTTTCAGTGTTTTTCAATCGATAAGTTGTAGGGCCCCAGCTCAAACCAGGGCCCCGGATCCTTTAAAGAATACTTCCGAAAATTCGGGCTTTGCTTGTTGCTCCCGTTACGAAAGACCCTACAGTCACGCCGAAACGTGGAGCTGTTGAGAAAGTCGCGCCGGCCGCAACGAATCCGCCGTTGGTTCCCAAGGCAAGGTCAACACCAGGAGCCGCTGATACTTCACCTGAGTCGGTAGAGACCAGAGAGAGCCCTTTAGTCATAACCCATCCGTAGGTAGAGGCATTGATGGTGTTTTGCGCTACGCCTACCATCCAGCCGTTCAGAGACGCATTGGATACGGTCACTGTGTAGCCTGAGCTCAAGCTGGTGCCGAGGGGCTCAAGAACGCAGTACTTGCCAGTTCCGATTCCAGCTGAAGCATTGCCGTTGTATACATAGACGTATTCATTTCCGTTTTGCCAGTGTTTGGCGCCGACGCTATAGAGAGGTAATGTGGAGAACGACGCGAGATCGTCCGCTTTCACCACATCGATTATTCCGTTAAATGGCATTTTATTGCTCCTTTGTTATGCTGCTACCGCAGACAGTTTACCGTGAAGACGGTTGTTTGAAGAACCCAATGCACCCATCCAGAAAATCTGTGCAACTTTCACGTTCTGAGCAATTGGCTTCTGGAATGGAGAAAATCTCATGTCCTCGTCTTTATGAACCGCAAGCAAAAGCTGCTTTTCATTCAACAAGAAAATGTGATTTGCAGGACAATGAGAATCCGCAATGAATGGAACACCATTGAACATCAAAGATGAGAAACCACCTTTGGCTGTTTCAGAATCCATGAAGCGCTGTTGCGGCTGAAGCTGACCATAGTACCGATTGTAGTTGGCACGAGTTGCCATGATTACGGTCGGTTGATCAGAATCAACTGAGCAGGCATTGAACTGAGTCTGAAGCGCAGCAATCGAAAAGGTTGTGGTTGAAGAGTCAACCTGAGCTGACCACCATGAGTTCGTCGACTGAGAGATCCCACCAACAGTGTTGGAGGTCGCCACGATCGCGCGAAGCCCGATTGGTGCATTTACAGTAGCGCCGTCGTTGTACATTGCGGTTCCAAGCAAATCCATCATCGTCTTCTCAGCAATCTCAACCTTGCTCTTAACAAGCTTGATTTTAGCTGCATCGCCGCTATTTTTTAACTCGTCCGCACGAGTGATGGTGATGTTTGCATAGAGTTGCTTCCATGCATACTCAGCCGCTGTGATGTTCTCATTGTCTGAGGTAGACAGGGTGTCGGCGCCTGTGTACCAGCCGCTCGCGGTGGTCTGAGCATAGTTCAACGGAACCATGATCGAAGTACCACCATCGAGTTTCTCGTAGGATTTTTCCTTCAAGCGCTTCACTAGTGGATTTGAATCGAAGACGTTGTCGTATAATTTCTTGATGAATTTCTTCTCAGTGATTCCTGAGATTTGATCCCATGTTAAACTTGGCATTTGATCTCCTTGGCCTCTTGTTATGAGGCAAAAGTTAAGAGGTTAGTTTGTGAGGTTGTACTCTTGTAAAATCTCACTTGTTAAATCGTTGTAGCTCTTACCTTTGACACTGTCCGAATGCCGCTTAGTCGGAGCCGCGCTGATGCCCAGTATTCCGAGTTTGGATTTGGCTTGTTTGTCGTTGATAAGTTTTTCTTTGGCTTCTTCCGCAGCGTTTTTGACGAGTTCTTCATGGTAAAAGGCTCTGAATGCAGGGGTAAACTCTTTGATGCCCTTAGCCTGGGCATATTCGAGGACCTTGTATTCTAGAGACTTGCCAGACTCGTCCGGCGTTGCAAAATCGACCTTTGGATATTGTTTCTGAATTGCGCTAAATTCTTCCATGTATTGAGTATCTTGTTGCTTTGCAATCTCAGCTTGTCGCTGTTGTTGAAAGCTTTGGGCCATACCCTCAAGCCCTTCTAGACGCTTTTGAAGCTCACCAACCACTGGATGAAGAGGATTCTGCTGAGCTTGAGCGATATGCTGCTCATAGCTTTGGGTGACGTGGTTCCAAAACTGTGGGTTTTGTCTTACGTACTCGTCAACCGGACCGTACTTTTCTTGCCACTCTTTAAATTGCTGCTCTTTTGATTTGTAGCTTTCAAGGGTCTTATTGAGTTCACCGATTCTGTTCGGCGCATCGTATCCCTGTTGGGCCCACTTCATAATCTTATCGATTGGAGCCTTGATCTGCTTCCCGCCGACTAAGAGCTCATACTCTTGAGCGGTTTGCGCCTCGGCCTCTGGTTTCGCGCCAGGCTCAATCGCTGATTCGTTCGTCGCCTCGCCGGCATCGGCCAGTAAACTGTCTACGTCAATGTCATTCTCTTGGCCGTCGGCCTCTAGTTCACTCATTCATTTCTCCTTTATATTTATCAGTCATTTTCATCTCTTCAGTTCTTCACTTGGGGACCGATTGGTTGACCCTTCATTCCAGCGTCCGCTGAAACCTGGTTCATGTCGGCCTCTTCCGGAGCCGCATCTTCGCCAGGAGCTGATCCGGCAAGCTTCTTTTCCACTAGGTCCGCAAAGCTCATCACGATTTCATCCATCTGGGCGATATCTTGATCCGTTGCGCCATTGCTTGCGGCAAGCATCTGTTGAAGTTCAACTAAACCCTTAGCTACTTGCTGGGCGAGTTTTGTTGCCTGGCCTTTGCCGTCGTTTCCAGCTTGCGCCTGCATTTGTGCCATTTCTTCGGGTGAAATTTCTGCCATTTTATTCCTCATCCTGGTTGGTTTTTTTTGCCAATGCTCTGGGGGTGCCGACAAACTCGGCGATCCCGTCGATATCCTTTTCAAGGCGCTCAACTTTAGATTTTAGAACGCCCACCGACACCTGTAGAGACACCCAAGAAGCGAAAACGCTTCCAATGATGGTGATCATCTCAGATGTGACTTTTGGAAATTCCATTACTTCTTTTCCGCAACTGGGGCGGTTGGAAGCTCGATCACCGGACCATCATGAATTGCATCCTTCACTTCCTGCGCTTTCATTCCGAGCACAGCGGCAACAACCGCAATGATTACGGCCGAAACATAGGCGATGATTTTCTTCTTTGAGATGAACATCTCGATGAGCTTTTGAAGCATACGAACCCCCTGATATTGAATCGATCTTGCGAATGCATCAGTGGGGTAATCAGTTTTTAGCTAGCGACTGGAGCCGGCGCCTGTCCCGGAGGAGCTTGCGCGCCTTGGGCCGCCATTGCTGCGTCTTGTGCAGCTTTGTCGGCCATTCTCTTCATCACTGCTTCGGCATTTGGATAGCGGATGTTTTTCATGACTTCTTCCGCGTCGATAATGCCTCGATCAAATAAATTCAAAGATTGCTGCTCGACTCTTGTTTTCTCAAACGGCAGGGCAGAGCCGGTAGCAATTTTCACGTCAAATCTCTGTCGGACTTCGTACTGCTTCTCCTCACCAAGATAGTGTTTCCCGTCTTGGCCTTGGTTGAAGTCCCGAACCTTGGCGACCTTTTTCTTGTTTCCTGTCGGCATACCCGTCACCGGATCTACCTCATCAACCATATCGATGTGAAACTTGAAATATCTTGTCGCGTTCTCATTATCGGTAATTCTGAAAATTCTTGGAGCAGTATAATATTGAAAAACTCGGGATAAATACATTTGACCAAACTCTTGCATGAAAGCATCGATGTTTCTGGTCTTTTGTCTGAGCCTTGTTTGTGCGGCATCTTGAAGGGCTTCAATGGCGGAAGCCGCTGTCACGCCCTCCGGCCGCACGCCACGAGATGAGTCGTTCGAGCCAGAGATATCATCAAAATATCCCTTCATACGATCGATCATCTGCAGAACAAATGGCTGAAGCTGCACACCCTCTTGCCGCTGCACCTGATTGATATCGTCAGCCTCAATGACCATTCCTGGCCGATTGAAAAGGTTGTCCGTATCTACGCCTGAAGAATTTCCGACAACCCAAATGGGGTTCCCCATAAGCGTCAGAACATCGAGAGTGAAAGATATGAGCTTATTGAAAATCTTCTGAGGCGACTCTAATTGCTCAACCTCAGAGATTCCCCAAAACTCTCTTGGAAGGATGTAATTCGTGAGACGAATATATGGATATTTTCGGTCGTCGTACTCGTTTGAGGTCTGCTCACATAGAACACCATTGACGACAACAAGCTTCCTACCTTCAGGATATTTGAGCTTCTTGACGTAAAGGGTTTTTTCGATTCCATCCTCACCGATTTCCTTCGTCTCTTCTTCGACGGACTCCATGTCTTTCACGTAGCATGTGATCTCGAGGGCCTCATTCTTGGTCTCGATGTCGTATGGGCTCGTTCCCTCAATTACTGTTCGAAGGTCGGTTGATGACTTATATTTGACCTGATCGGAGATATTCTTGTCTTTTTTATTGATATCGATGATGTCTGATTTGATGAACTGGGCATGCTCTGGATAGGCCTGCTTAAGGACTTCGATATCTTTTGGCTCAGCCTCAATGTAGTACCGTGATTTGAAATTCACATTGAGAGAATAAGGATCTGGAAACTGGTAAAATGGATCGGCCGACAAAAACTCAAGGCCTCCCATTCCATCCTCTGCCTCTGAGTTCCATTTCAGGCAAGCGAAGCCGCTACCGTAGAAATGGGAATCGTATAGCGTCTCCGTGAAATTGTATGACCAATTATTGTGGGTCCAGTCGGAATCTAAAACGTCGTTGAGAATCTTTGAGAGCTCAAAATCATTTGGCTCTTGGGGGATGAACTCAGGCCTTGGAAGGGCGTCTGTGAGAATTGGAACTTCAGACTGGATGGCCCTGAAAATTAGGTTAAGGACTTCTGAGTGGCGATAGGAGGGGCGATTTTCTTTCCACTGCTTCCCCCGAAACATCCGGTAGTAATCCAGCCACTTTTCGTCGTACTGCTTCTTGGCGTTCTTGGCCTTCTGAAAGAGCTTATCGACCATTTGGATGGCCCGTTGCTCATCCTCGGTAGGCTCATAGCCCACAGGCCCTGACGTGGAGCCATGAGGCGACTGGTGCTCTGAGAGCATAGCAGTAGTTTCAGATAAACTCATGCAGTCTGTTGGCCTTAAATTGTGGGGATTAAATCAATTGGTGAATCAGTAGATTAAACGTCTTCCCATGACTTTTTGCGCTTTAATTCACGAGCTTTATCATGGTGTGTGTGGATAGTTTCTGGAGTTTCGTTGCCAATTTCAATTAAATTCTTCCGTTTTGCCAATTCGTCCCGGTGTTTCTTGGACTTTGTGATGGCTCCTAGCCCTATATTGTATTCGGCGTCCTCAATTTTGGTCCCGGTAAAGAATATTGACCTGGAAATCAGCTTTTTTGCGATATTTCCGCAAGATTGGCACTTTTCAGGGGAATTATATTCGTGAATTGATTTAATTACTTCGAATTCCTGGTCACATTTTTCGCATTCATATTCGTAGGTTGGCATTACCAGTTTTCCGATCCAGGGAATTGCTTCTTCCCCTTTTTTAAATGTTTAATTCGTTGCTCATGATCCCGCATGATCTCCGCGGATCGATCAGATGGAACTTTAGGGGCCTTTTTCTCCCGGCTCTTTCCCGAAAGTTTCAGCGAGAGGTAGCGCTCGGTGTCCATGCAGTGATTATTTTGATCAACAGGGACTTGCTCGGAGGAATCATCATCTGGCCCTAGATCCTCAGGTTCAGGATAGTGATAGGTCGAGTATTCATCAACCGTATGCGGCGAGGTACCTCGGAAGATCTTATATTTGCCGCTCGTGAGAAGCTCATAGTGAGCATCAAGGCCATTCCTGATGTCATTGTCGGCTGGCTCAATGTTCGTGATACCTGCGGCTTTAAATCCTTCGATACTGTCAGGTCTTGATGGGTCAGCCCAAATTCTCTCCATGTTGAAAATACTCATCTTCTGTTTCGTGACCGTGATCTGGTCGGCAAGAATCATCTGGGTCTTGTAGAACTCACTGACTTTAAACTGATGCCCGCTGGGTGTTACCGCGCGAATATTCAATACGAATGGATCTGTGTAGCCCCAGTCGATAGCCCCATAGTACTTGGTTCCTGCAGGGAGATGAATACTCTCGCATTGATGCGTCTCTTCATCGAAGCAGTCAAAGACAAGACCCACCATCTTTCCGAACTGCCCACCGTACTGCATATCGAATCGCCTAGGATCCATGGTCGAGCGCTTGTGATCTCGCTTAGCCTTGTCGTGCAGTGAATGGTACGGATTCTCCCAGCTGCTTGCCGTTATGTATTCAAGATCTGGCCTGAGACCCTTCTCAAAAGGCTTAATCAGCTCCTTCGGAATCCAGTTCATGGAGTACGGACTAGATGTGAGATCAATTCCGCATCCACAGAAGTCAGCCCGCGCCTGAATATTCTCCCAGAAATAGAGGCCATATTTACCTGCCTCGTCTCCCCAGATGTGCTTTACGTTCGTGATACCGACGATGGAGTCAGGATCTCTCTCGGTTCGACAGTATACGTTGCCACCACCGTTGATCCTAAACACGTCGAACTTGTTGTCATAGCGACCGTAGTCCTCCATGTATTTCAGGAACGCTGGCAGCGTCGACTGATGGAGCGTCTTGTAGGTCGGGGACGTGATAAGGAAGTTGTCTTCTTTGTCAGTGTAGGTATGAATCTTTGATTTCATCCTTAGCGCACCCACTTGGGTCTTTCCCCACTGAGTGCCGGCGATCAGGAGCATGATCTGCTTGTCGCTTAAGATTGCATTCTGTTGCTTGATTGAGTGTGGCTCAAATACGTTCAAAGACTGACCCCGAGGTAGTTTAGAAAACTATTCGAATAATCAGTCTGGTAATCAGTAAAAGCCTGGGTGTCGGAACCCTGCCAGGCACAGGTGCTTAACCAGCGTTGGTCTCATTCCGATTCTTAAATTATAATTCAGCCATCGGCCTAAAGTACCCATTCTCAGTCTTTACCCTCTGCCAAGTGCATGGGGTAAAAGTATCAGTCAAAGGGATCTTCTCGCCCCTAATCATTCTCGCCATTAGTGCAAATTCGCTGGCGCTCAATGAGTGAGGAGCGTCATCTGTGTCAGTATGACTAGTGAAATTCACATGCTTCTCAATAACAGTACAACCGAGAAACTGGGCCATACTGGGAATTATTAGAACGTCAGTCGAGTGGTCACTGTATCCAAACGAAAATCTAGGTCCATAAAGCATCTTCATATAATCAAGTTGAGCAAAATCAACCACCCTTGCTGGATATGCAGTCACGCAGTACATGATTGTAACCGGGCAATCCTTCAATACATCAAGTGCCGCCTGAATCTGTTCTAGTGTTGCTCCACCTGTAGACAGGTACACTGGCTTCTTAAATGAATTCACTGTGCGAAGGATGTCTAGGTCCGTGATTTCTGCAGAGGCTACCTTGTGACGAGATACGTAGCGGTCAATAGTGGCATAGCCATATGGTGAGAAGGCGGTGCACATAAATTCGATACCTGCATTCTTGGCCTGATCTGCAAGACCTGGAATCCATGCTGGATCAAGGTGCGGGGTGCCTCCAAGAATATAGGTACACTCACCACCATGCATTTCATGTGGATTGAACAACTGAAACTTTACTGCATCGGCGCCGACTCGCTTAGCTTCAGCGATTGAGAACAGACAATCTTCTAGGGTTTTCCAATTAGAACCTACCTCTGCAATTATCTTCATTCTTCCTCCGCCTCACCACTACCCAGCACCATAACAGCATCTTCACCTAGAAGTTTTATCACTGTAGGCCTTGGCAATTTATGCTCAACCTTGTCGGTGACTTTTCCAATCATTCTATCGAGAATGAAATTCAGTGCTGTGAACTCACCCGTTTGAGCTTTTGTTACCGCACTAGCAATCATTCTTTCAAGCTTAGAAGTATTTGTGTCCGCTAGCATCGCAACGAATTCTTCATCGTTCATATTTGCGAAGTCATTTAAAATTTGTGCGACTTTGATTTGATTTAGTTTGCGGGCTTTGCGGATTTCTTCAGGCATCTTTGGCCTGCCATTTGGATTTCCAGACTGACCAGACTTGAACTGATGCGGAGCTAAATGCTCGGTCTTAACAACACGTTTTGCCATCACTGTATTCCTACTGTTCGCAGTCAATCTGTTTTTGGTTTAATCACTCTTGGTTGGAACCTGGCCCTAAGCCTCATCCTTGAATCTCAGAGCCAGAAAGGCTCAGCTAGCATACAAGTATTGGACTAGATGCGAGCTTATCTTGCAAGCCCTATTTTGGAGGCTTCGCGTATACTGCAATCAGGTCCACCATCATTTTCCCAAGTCTGGACTTGAGCTCCCGAAAACGGCAAGAGAATGCCACTGCGGTCCATGGCACCGGTGAGCCTGAGAACTCGTTGGTGATGAATCCTGAGACGGTAACGCTGAATAGGTCCGCGAAATCATGCTGAATGCCTATCTTCCATTTCGGCAGATCTTTGAGCTCATATCGCAAACCGCCTAAGGATGGCTCTTTTCCTTTTTGTAAGGACTGGCGTAAAGGAATAGCCTCCTCGCTTGTAAAGTATACTTTTGCGATCGGTTCAAGCTCAGCCCTAAGCTTTCGTAGCGCTTCTTCGTGTTTTTGGTCATCTGTCATACTCTACCCTCTTATCTATGGTAACAATCTGGGTGCTTATGGGCTAATGGATTTAGAAATTAATTATTCATCCTCATTCAAGTTCGGCTGAGCTTGGCCTCCTGGCTCTGGATAGAAATCGTCGCCGATAAATATTTCAATTGATTGCAGTGATTCATCAACATCTGCCTCAACATTTTTATAATAAAGATCATTGGTGTCTTCAAAAGCAATATTCAGTGATGGTTTAACTTTATCCAAACCCATTGCCAGCTGCTCAATCAAGGGAATCAATGACAAAGCCCCTGCAATGTAGTCGCAGGCGTAGCATGGGTCATCGCTCCACTTATTCTTTTCATCAGCCCACTTTTCAGCATCAATTTCAATCTTGCGGATTAGTCGTTCTTTCAGTGTGGTCACGATACACCCGACCGCGACCCCGACCGCGACCGCGACCACGACCGCGACCACGACCCCGACCGCGACCACGACCACGACCCCGGCCACGGCCACGACCACGA